TCTTCATCTTCAAATAGATCTGAACATCCACAGGATTCAATATCGTAGACATCTTCATCATCGTCATCATCGTCTTCCATTTCAGGAGATTCAGAAGAAGCCATATCATATGCTTCAACTTCTCGTTCAGATTCTGGGTCGCTAATATGATCTGCAGATACATCTTCAATACCATCTAACTCAATTTCATCTCCCATCTCAAGTGATGTTCTTGCTCGACGAGTATGACTGAATTCTGCGTCATGACCTGCTGTTCGTAGTTTTAATTCAAATGTATGTCCAATTTTATCTGCAAACCAACCCTTTTCAGTTAAATCTTCATAGTCATCTGAAATATCAATGGTATGTGACTCTGCAAGTCCTGCAAAGACTCCATAGACTTTAGGAAAATGCTGGCATCCTGATTCAGATAATGCTAAGGATGTCATGGCTCCAACATACGCTGCGGTATGTGCACTCTGCATTCGTTCTTGCAAGTCATTTGCTACGTCGGTTCGTTTAGGAACACCAAACGATCCATAATCTCCTCGCATCGTCTTGAACGGTGATAAAATCATGGTCGTCTTGCGATGAACTGGAATCGTCTGTCCACGAACCCGAATATGACTAGCGTCCACAATGGATTCAATCGGGTTGTTCAACTTAACTCCATATTCATGAAGTCCTGACAATGTTTCAGTCTTGAACAACTTCTCAAGACACGGAAAAAAGGGTTGCAAACTCTTCATAGACCAATGTGTTCCATCCAGTTTGGAAATTCTATGAAGTTTTAAAGAGACTGGTGTGGTTCGTAGTTCCTTTCCCATTATGAAATGTCTCGGTGATGAATGTTAAAAAATAAACGACAGGAAGAACAAGATGAATTTCCAACTCAAAAAGTTCAACATGGACATGATCAAGGAACGTTGTGAAATGGATTCACGAAAAAGTCCTATGATCGTGATTATTGGCAAGAAGGACACCGGCAAGTCCTTCTTAGCGCGTGATTTGCTGTTCAACGTTCAAAGTTGTTTTCCAGCAGGATTAGTGATTTCACCCACTGAAGCAGTGAACGAGTACTTTCAGGCATTTGTTCCGTCAAAATTGATTCATGATAAGTATGAACCTGGGAAAGTCCAGAATTTTATTAAGCGTCAGTTTGCAGCAAAACAGAGATTTTTGAAATCCAAAGCAAGTGGTCAGGTGTTTGATCCTCGTGCGTTCATGATTTTAGATGACTGTTTGTATGCTGCAAAAGAGTGGATCAATGAAGAATCAACTCGATTTGTGTTCATGAATGGTCGTCACCTCGATATGATGACCATTATCACCATGCAGTATCCTCTAGGTATTACACCTAACTTGAGAACCAACGTAGATTTCGTATTCATTCTTCGTGAGAATATCCTAGGGAATCGTCGTAGAATTTACGAGAATTACGCAGGTATGTTTCCAACGTTTGAAATGTTTTGTGATTTCATGGATCAATGTACAGAGAATTATGAAGGGTTAGTCATTTGCAACAACGTTAGTTCCAACAAGTTAGAAGATCAGGTGTTCTGGTATAAGGCGTCCGAACACCCTCCATTCAAATTATGCGACCAATCTTTGTGGGCAGATAACCGACCTTTCCAGTCTGCTATGCTTGCAGCAGATGATTATAACGCTTCTTCACTGCGTAAAAAGAACGCACCACCCTCCGTGTGGGTTCGAAAAGAAGGAGGAGGTCGTGAATAAAATAGTTGAATTAAACAATGCCTAAGGCTGTAATTCTTTTCAGTTTTAAAAGGGATGATCCCTCTCCTTTGCTTAAAAATTTGTCGGACCTCACCTTCAACCGAAAAGATGGTCGTCGTACCATTTTTTCGAAGGAGTTTTCGGTCAATGAAGTTGAACTGGAGTTAGATCAACTCAAAGCAGTTAAGGATTCAATTACAAAAAACGCTACAATCCGAATTGCCTCTCCATCTCGTGTTTGGAAAGAAGCGTTCAAAGCAGCAGGTTTGGACTCTGACGAAGCTGTAGCTCTAGCAGGATTAGCGATGGCTGAACCTGGAACTACGAGTTCTGTAAATCTTCTAGACTTTGGAGATTCATCAATGGGTGAAGCAGCTATTCCTGAAGCTAAAGCACCCGTTGCAACTGAACTCAAACAAGAAGAATCACAGTCTCAAGGAATTGTGGATGATGATTTTGATGTCGACGCACTTGTTGCTGGTCTTGTTAATACCAAGATTGGTGGACGTCGCAAGACACGTCGTCGTGGTGGTAAGAAATCACGATCCAAGAGTCGTCGTCATTAATCCCTCAAGGCACCTTCGCTTGGGTGAATAGGTTTAGAAGCATCTGCTAGACCGTCCTCTAATGTCTTCTTCTCTAATGCGTTCTGCTTCTTTCGTTGTTCATTCTCCTCCTTTTGCTTACGAATGGATTCCTCACGTTGCTCAGCAAAGAACATCTCCTTATTGGACTCGTTCTCCTTGTATTTTCTCATCAACTCATTCAACTCCTTCTCAGCATACTCGACCTCAGGCATCAAATGTTCCGATGGATCCCAAGGCAACCAAGCACCTACCTTACCAATATACAAGTTGTCCTTTGGATAACGACGCTGAAGCACCTTTGCAAACATCTGAGTTTCCTCGACGGTTGCAAATGAACGACGAACCTTAACACCACGCATGTTGGTCCTGAACTCAACCTTGTTATCATACATCTCCTGAAGATCCTTCTCGTTCTTGAGCAAAAAGATTTGGTATTGCTCGTGGATATCAGTCTTCTTGACCTCTTCCTTACGCACATTCACGTACTCCTGAGCATCCTTCAAAAGATCATCAATCTTGACGGAATACTTCTTCGACAAAAAGGCCATGAAGTTTTCAAGTCCCTTGATCTTCCACTCGTAATCCATCCACTCTACGAACTTTTCAAACATGAACTCTTGCTTCTGCTTAATCACCTTCTCAGGACTGATGAAGGAAACAACGCAATATTTCTGTGTAGGGATCTCGGGGTCCTCATCTAAATAGTCGATAGGTCCATTCTCATCTGCCTTTGGAAGTTCTGTCAGGGGCATTTACTTATTCTTGCGACTTGACCTTAAGTTCTTTCTCCGCAGTGTTTTGCGACGACCTGAATATTGTTTTCTATCTGGATCTGGTCCTTGAACACCAGAAATTTTCTTAAGAATATCTCCTTGTTGATATGCATTTTTACCTTCAATTCCACTTAACATACTAGCAATTCTGCTTTCGGGTCCATGAGGTAATCCAGTAAGAGCACCTGTTAATTGAGCATTTCGTACATCTCTACCATCTTCTATGGCTTGGTTTTTATAAAATTCTTTCATTCCTTTCAACATCATTTCTTCTAAAATTCGTCTAATTATAAATTCGTAAACGTCTTCGTCATCTTCTTCTCTCTCCTCCTCTTCATAATAAGTAAGCCATTGTCTTAACCAAGGTTTCCAATATTTAATAACTGGACTGTTGTATTCTGAATCAAAATGAAGACGTGTTGTAGGACTTTTAAAGACTAATCCTTCATCTTTATTTATTTCAATCTCAACAGTAGGAAATAGTTCAGGCAAAAACTTTTTTAGTTTAGTTGAAAACTCTTCTCTAAATTCAGGTTTCATAAATATAAGTCTTTTTGGTCTAGGACCAGCAACAAACATACCTCTAAATGCTCTATCTCTCCAAGACAACTTCCCCATTATTTTAACGCGATAGAATATAAATGTATGATATCTTCACGACCGCGTATTTGTTCTTCCTTCTCGTTCCTGGATTCTTAATTACGTTGCCTCCTGGTGCAAGCATTATGACCGCAGCAGCCGTCCATGCTATTCTTTTCTTCTTGATTCTCCAGTATATCTCACTTTACGTTCCTTGGTGGGCAGTTTGGGTTGTAGGTGTTACAGTCGTTTCATATAAAACATATTACGGAGTTTAATTGAATATGAAAAATTCTTCCTGACTAAGAACCAAACAAATGGATTCTAAGCCCAAGCCCACACCCTCTGCTGGTATCGATATGGCCGACCTCGTGACACGTTTAATTAAGTATCTCTTGGAAGGTCTTGCTGTTTCTATCGCCGCGTTCGTTCTCCCTGGAAAGACCCTCAAGGTTGCTGAAGTTGCAATGATTGCCCTCGTTGCCACTGCCACCTTCGCAATCCTAGATATTTATGCCCCTAGCGTTGGAGCGTCTGCTCGCACAGGTGCCGGTTTCGGTATCGGT